TATGAATACAAGTATTTCAATTATAAACGACGAAGACTCTGCTTTACTCGAAGAACTTTATGGTTCCACAGTTGCAGTAAGACAAGAATCAAAATTAGGCTCTCTTAAACTAGTACAAACCGCTAAGATGGGAGATTTAGAAGTAGCAGGTAAGATACTTAAAACGGAAGTTATTCCCGTAGGAGCTTACGAACTATATATAAATAAACAAAAAGTGTATTGTATTAATCCACTAATTCGTTTTTTCGGTAAAAAATATCTCTATACTTATTGGGACGATGGTAGTCAAAGAACTCAAAGAACAGTATTAGTTGACGATGAATGGTTAAAAGGGGATTTAAAAGATACAATGGGTACATTTAATGTAGGCCGTGGTCCCTCCGTCAAAGACTGGGAAGGTTTATCTTCATCGGAAAAAACGCATTATAGAGAGAGAAAACATACTCTTTGCATGATGGGAAAAATAAGTTTTGATGGGGGGTGCATGGATGAAACTGGCAAAGCTATTGAAGGTTTAGACAATATTCCGTTTACTATGGAGATTACAAATGCACAGAGTAAAAAAGCATTAAATGATATTATTCATAAAATAAACAAGAAATATGAATGTACTAAAGCCAATGTTGTAGACATACGTCTTGATTCAATACGGCATGAAGGTTCTATAGCATTTTCTACAATGTCTTTCTCTATTAAAGAGGAGGAAAAAGCAGATACGCTTGCTGAATTTATTAGTAGAGAACGAGAAACAGTACATAGTTTTACTGACTGGATTAAAATGCGAAATACTTATGTTACTGAACAGTGGTCAAAGCTAAACAAAGAAGAACTAAATAGCGAAGAGGAAACATTAGTTTCGCAGTTAGTCAATGTTGAAGGGGCGGCTATATAATGGCGCATGAAAAGGAATTATTTATTGATTCTTTTATCGAGGAAGCACTGGCAGGCAGAGCAAACTTCTCTGAGGATATTATAGATCAAGTTGCTACGGATGTTAAAGACGCATTTAAACAGCAACTAACCAGTGGTCCTCGTGGTGACTTTAGACTTAGGATGTCAAACATAGGCCGTCCTAAGTGCCAACTTTGGTTTGAAAAGAATAGCCCCGAAGACAAAGAACCTTTTAAACATAACTTCTTAATTAATATGTTGTTTGGTGGGATAATTGAAGCAGTGTTTAAGGGGGTACTTAGAGCCGCAGGTGTTCCCTTTAAGGATAACGATAAGGTAACACTAGACTTAGGTAATGGAACTAAAGTTAAAGGGGAGTATGACTTAGTATTAGACAATAGAGTTGATGACGTAAAATCAACTACTCCTTATGGCTACGAGAAAAAGTTTTCTAGCTTCTATGACCTAAGCAGTTCAGATGACTTTGGCTATGTATCTCAATTGGCAGGGTATGCCACAGCATCAGGCCACGAGGTTGGTGGTTGGTGGATCATAAATAAACAAGATGGTAGATACAAATATCTTTCGGCAACGGAGGAGATGGACGTACCTGCTGAACTTGAAAAGATGAGGGCTACTGCAGATTATCTAAATAATGATATGCCCTTTGAAAGATGCTTTGAACCCGTACCTGAAACGTTTAGTAGAAAACTAACAGGAAATGTAGTGCTACATAAAACGTGTGGGTTCTGTTCATACAAAAAGAAGTGCTGGCCTGAATTACAGATTAGGGACTCCTTGCTATCTAAAGCAAAAGTAAAACCAGTGGCATACTACATAGAAATAAATTCACATAAAGAGGCAGCATAATGGTAAAGATGACAATCGAAGGTACAGACTACGACACAGATAATATGACAAATGAACAGAAAGAATTAGTTGAACTTTTAAAAATTAATACAAGTACATCTGGTTTTTTAGGTCACGCATTTAACTGTGTAAATGCAATAGGTAGAGTTAAAATTGATGAATTAAAGGCTCTCCTAACAGATGGTAAAAAAGAATAATAGCAAACGTAGACACAATTCTCGACGCTACAGAAGTGGCTTAGAAGAAACACTTGCTGACTACTTAACACATCACCAAAAAGAAGTACGCTACGAACTACTGAAGGTCCAATGGGAGGATCTTCGGTATCGTACCTACACACCTGACTTTCAGTTAGACAACGGCATCATATGTGAGGCTAAAGGATTGTTTGATAATGATGACAGGCGTAAGCATTTAGCTATTCAAAAGCAACACCCTGAACTAGATATACGTTTTGTATTTAGTAATGCCCAGGCTAAACTGTATAAAGGTTCTAAGACTCGTTACTCAGGATGGTGTGAGAAGAATAACTTTAAGTGGTCGCACAGAGTTATCCCTATAGAATGGCTAACAGAAAAAGGTAGGTGTACTTCTGCTACTGTGATAAAGTTAAAAACAAAAAGAAAGGATACATAATGGGATACACATTAGCAGACGATGAAGTTGCTCTTATACTTCGCCCAATACATTTTAATACTGAAGGAGAGTGGACTGGTTTAATATCTACAGGATTAGCTCTTGGCCCAGAAAATAAATTAGATAAAGATATAGTAACAGATCTTATTAGGTGTGCTACATTCCTGAGTGCCTTTTTAAGTATTGCTCACGAGTTCCCTGATGTTGTGTCAATAATAGAAGAGCGTAGAGATGAGATGATAGAGATGTTTGAACAAGATGCAGAAGAAGAAACAAACGGATTACCCGAAGTAGAAATAGAAACATCAGGGGGCAACGTAATAAAGTTTGGCCCGCTAACTAAAACAAAAGGCAACGCATGACAGACGATATGGTTAATCAACCTCCTCATTATAATCACGCTGGCATTGAGTGCATTGAGGCTATTGAAGCGGCACTTACTCCAGAGGAGTTTAGGGGATACTGCAAAGGTAACATTATTAAATATACTTGGCGTGAGGGGTATAAGAATGGCGATGAAGATTTAGATAAATCTGCTTGGTATACAAACAGAATACGTACCTATGAGGAACGAATGGCGGAAAAAAGATGAGCTACAGATCTTTCCATATATCTTTTGCAATGAAGGTAGACGAAGAGGGCAATGTCCTATCATTAGTAGAAGATGAACACGAGAGAGATGTTGAAGAAGTAATAGCAAATGCATTGCATGATATTGACGATGTAAGAATAGAAAAAATTAAAGTCAGGGGAAAAGACTATGGACGGTAACTATTTACCAACGGACTATCAATCTTTCATTCACAAATCACGCTACGCAAGATGGCTAGACACGGAGGGCCGCAGAGAAAGTTGGCACGAAACTGTATCACGTTACATTATTGAGTTAAGAAAAATAAATGGCCTAGATACAGACACAAGAAAAGAGTTGTATGACGCTATCATATCTCTGCAAGTAATGCCCTCTATGAGAGCTATGATGACAGCAGGACCTGCACTAGATCGAGACAATACAGCAGGGTATAATTGCAGTTACCTTCCAGTTGATGACCCCAAGAGTTTTGATGAAGCTATGTTTATACTACTGTGTGGTACAGGTGTCGGTTTTTCTGTTGAACGGCAATACATATCTAAGCTACCTGAAGTACCAACAATGTTTGATAGTGATACAATTATTATAGTTAAGGACAGTAAAGAAGGTTGGGCTAAAGCATTTAGACAAGTACTGGCATTGCTATGGGCAGGTGAGATACCTAAGTGGAATACATCACTTGTTAGACCTGCAGGAGCTAAACTAAAAACATTTGGTGGCAGAGCTTCTGGACCAGCACCTTTGATAGATCTATTTAACTTCTGTATTGCTACATTCAAAGGCGCACAGAACCGCAGGTTGTCTAGCTTAGAGTGCCACGATATTATGTGTAAAGTAGGAGAAATTGTAGTCAGCGGTGGGGTAAGGCGTAGTGCTATGATCTCGTTGTCAAACTTATCAGATGACCGTATGAGACATGCTAAGTCAGGCAACTGGTGGGAAACTGCCCCGCACAGAGCATTGGCTAACAACTCAGTTAGTTACACAGAAAAGCCAGACATGGAGACATTCTTACGTGAATGGACTGCACTAGTTGAGTCTAAGTCAGGAGAGCGCGGCATCTTCAACAGACAGGCTAGTAAGAAACAAGCAGCTAAGAATGATAGACGGGACACTGAATGGGAGTTTGGGACAAATCCTTGCAGCGAGATTATATTACGCCCATACCAATTTTGCAATTTAAGTGAAGTAGTTGTAAGAGTTACAGACGATTTAAAGAGCCTATCTAATAAAGTTAGACTAGCTACTATAATTGGTACATTACAATCTACCTTTACTAAGTTCCCCTATCTACGTAAGGTTTGGCAGAACAATACTGAAGAAGAAAGACTACTAGGCGTGTCCCTTACAGGTATAATGGACAACCCATTGCTCACAGCTAAGAACAAAGGACTAGCACAAACGCTAGATCATCTTCGTCTTGTTGCTGTTGATACTAACAAGGAATGGGCAGAGCGTTTAGGTGTGCAGCAGTCTACTGCTATTACTTGCGTCAAGCCTAGTGGAACTGTATCACAACTTGTAGACAGTGCGTCTGGCATCCACGCTAGACACAGCCAGTATTATCATAGGACTGTTAGAGGTGACAACAAAGATCCTATTACCCAGTTTATGAAAGACCAGGGTATACCTTCAGAGTTATGCGTAATGAAGCCAGATACTACCACTGTGTTTACGTTTCCGATTGCGTCACCTAAAAATGCTGTAACTCGTAACGACATGACAGCCATAGATCAACTAGAGATGTGGTTAACCTATCAACGGCACTGGTGTGAACACAAGCCTTCTGTAACCATTTCAGTTATGGATGACGAATGGCTAGAGGTAGGTGCTTTTGTATATAAGAATTTTGATGAGATGAGTGGTGTGTCTTTTCTGCCACACTCAGATCATACCTATCAGCAAGCACCCTATCAAGAGTGTACCAAGGATGAATACAAAGCGTTACTGAAAGACTTCCCTAGTAAGATTGACTGGGAAAAGTTATCTTCTTATGAACAGGAAGACAATACTGTAGGGATGCAAACCCTAGCGTGTAGTGGAGATGTATGTGAGATTGTGGATCTTACGTAGTGCAACTGGACCTTTTTGAAACCTTACCATACAAGATTGAAGGTCCATCTAAGTTCTGCAAAAAGTGTGACATTCTTAAGCCTATGAATTCCTTTAGGCTATATCGTCGAGCTACAGGAGATCGTAATTCTAGGGACAGTAAGTGTAAAGACTGTTCCCGACATGCAAACAATGTAATACGAAGACTTAGGGCTATTTCTCCAGCACCAGAAGGACAGTGTGAGTGCTGCCTTGTAGAGACAGATAAACTTGTATTAGATCATTGTCACGATACTGAAATATTTAGAGGTTGGTTATGCCCTCCATGCAATCTTGGCATTGGGGTTTTGGGGGATACAATAGGGGATATTAAAAAGGCACTAAACTACTTAAACAAAACATCAAGGAAGCAATAGCCCTATGAGACTAGAACACGAAGCCAATGCACACATTAATAAAAAACAAAATAAATTTAAAAAAGAGTTCCACGAACTTATTCATCCGTTGCGAACTTTACTAAAAGACAATCTTAATAATACAATTGAGTTAGACAACTCTTTATTGCACTTACTAGAAGTTGAGTTGTGGGCGCAACGAAGTGTTGAAATCTGGGGTGTCAAGTAGTCATAACGGGGTTGTGATTATAACAATTTATAAATGCTACAAAATGTGTATAACTCCTGTAGTAAGTCAGATTTCCTGACCTATTATATTTACATGGAGATAGTACAATGTTAAGAAAACTTTGGAATAACGCTATAAGAATTCAAGAACGTAGAGCTGCATACTGGAAGGTACACAATATGACAGACAGAGAACTACGAGATATTGGTGTTGAGCGTTACGAAATTAAACAAAAATTCTATAGTATAAGGTAGTTTTACTTATACACATCTTTGTACAACTTAGCAAAGTTCTCCATCCACATTAATTCGGCATAGCTCATATCGTCTACACCACCAGTAAAACCTTTTCCTACTTTGTCGTTCTTGAAGGCGGTCATAGCTGTGCTACGTGTTTCATAAGGTATAGAGTTAATTTTTCTACGCATATTAGATAGTACACCTTCATTACCTGCAGCACCATCTGCTACGTCTTTTCGTGCTTGTGTAAAAATCTTACCAAATCTTTGTTGTGCCATGATTCTCTGCGCCTTTAAAGATATAGTTGGACTTGTAAAATCTTTATCTAATAAAAGTAGTCTTGCGGCTCTGTCCAGTTTTGGTGCAATAAATTCAGATAAAATATTATCATATTCTGCAGACTGTGTGCGAGAGTTAGCTTTGTAGGCAAACTTATTTGTAAATCCATATACAATTTCAGCCGATGTTCTCTTTGGTACAATTTTTATGCCTAACAAACCTAGTAAAGGTTCTGGTCCTTTTATTGCACCTTCTCTTGTTGCTACTCTAAGCTCTTCTCCTGATATACTATCTAAGCTATCCGTAAAGTGCTGTACTATATTGTCTACATATTTTGTACTCGCACTTACAAAAGTTCCTGTGCCTGTCTCAAGCCTAATGTTACGAGCTGCATCTGTGCCTTCCATTGCTCCTACCATAGTATTTATTACGTCTAAAGGACGGGTAACTCCTGCTAAGATATTTCCACCAGCTTTACCTAAT